AAAAAGCGGTTAAATTTAGTACCCCAAAGAAAATAGTAACTCCAGAAATAATAATTGAAAAAGTAAATAATGAAGTTGGCACAGTTTCATACGAATTGGATGCCATTATAACTGAATTAAAACGTTATGGGGGACTTCAAGTGGAACAATTAAAGAAGACAGTTACGGATGAAATAGAATCTTTGGAATTCATGAAAAGAGTTAATGATTGTAAAATAAAGATTTCAACTTATAAACCTACAATGTTGGGATCTACTATGTCTTTATTTCAAAAGGAGGACAGTGTGCGTAATCCTACAGCTGAAAGTACCATGTTTCAACGTGCTAAAAATAGAACGAAACGGTTTGAACTTTGGCGGGGCGGCAGAAAAGCCAAGAAATCCAAAACCCGTAAACAAAAAAAATAAATACACTACAAAAAAATGATTTAGAAACAAATATTGCTATAATGTACGGGCGTAATCACAATGGATGCGGTGAGTACTCCTACCCCACAACATAATCTGATTGATAAATGGAATTTATATTACCATTTACCACACGACAAAAACTGGGCATTGTCTGGTTACACCATCATTATGGATTCAATTGATACAGTAGAAAAGGTCTTATCGTTGAACGAGTCTATTAATGAAAACATTGTTAAAAATTGTATGCTCTTTGTTATGAGGGAAGGGATTACGCCTATGTGGGAAGACCCTCGTAATAGAAATGGAGGGTGTTTCTCATATAAAGTAATTAATAAGGCTGTACCTGAAGTATGGCATAACTTATTTTATGCATTATGTGGCGAATCATTATGTATTGATGATAAACATAATAAGCATATTAATGGTATTACTATTTCACCTAAAAAGAATTTTTGTATTATTAAGATCTGGTTAGATACGTCTAGTTTACAGGACCCAAATATGATAATTCAGATATCTAATTTATCCAAACAGGGGTGTTTGTTTAAGAAACATGAGCCTGAATTTTAAACCGATGAATATTTAAAATGTGACAAAGTGTCATATTTTAACTGGTTATCGGTCACGACCCTTAAGAACAAAATGTGACAAAGTTCCATTTAATTCTTCAAGGGTTTAAACCGATGAAGAATTGTTATAATCTATATATAATATATATAGATGACAAGTATTTATAAAGGAAGTGATTATAAAAAATTATTGGAAGAATTGTTTAGTGGTGTAGACCCGAAAAAATGTAACTTAACCGTAAAGTTTATACATGATAATCAATCTTTATTAAAAAAAAAGGTTGGTGCTAATAGTTATGGTATTCCCGAAGGTTCTACTGCTTTACATATATTAGCTATTAATGAATTTAGTTATGTCTTGGTATCAGGATATAGAGCCCAAACTTTCTTTAGAAGCTTATATGATGATATAAATTCAGTTATTAATTGTATTCATGACAACATTGATGATGAAGAGTTGTTTAATAACCTACGTAAACTTAATATTTTAGATAAGAAAGATGAAAACGGAAAGACTTCTACTGAATTAATAGCTGACAATCTTGAAAGCTCTATAAATGACAAACCGATGCATGACAAATTTACAAAATTAAAGGCTATAGTTGATAAAATAGCAATGGTTGATAAAGTAGGATTAAAACAAGAAGAAGTCCCTGCAGATGACATAGCTCGCATAGAAATAGAAAAAGATTACATCATTTCAGAGACTAGTAAAAATAATAAAAAGATAATAAGAGTAAGAAGAAACAAGGATAAAAGACCATATAGGGTTATTATTTTTAAGGCTAAAAAAAAACCTACCGCTAAGAGGAGTTCAGTGTCACTTAGAAAAACCAAGAAGAAAAACTCTCTTTAAAAAATTGAATCCTTTTTATGAATTTTAATAATTCATAAAAAGAAGAACGTAAACCATAAAACTTGGTAAAATGATGTCTGAAATTGAGTTTGAAACTAATCAACTGATTTTCAGCATTGAAAAGGAGATTGTGCTGATGGAATTGCGAGAGATGTTGGAGAAAACTGCCAATCTGGAGCGAATTATTCGGCAAGCTATGGAAGAAACCTCATTTGTAGATGAAGACACTTTTAAGCCATGTCCTGACGTTGTTTGCCCACCTAAGAAGAAGATGAGAAGAGATTGATTATAAAAGGGAGGGGTCAGAGGGACAAAGAATGGTCCGTGAAAGCTTCGCGGGTCGGTTCCTAAATGGCGCATAGCGCCATAAGGTTGGAAGCCATTTTGGCTTCCGATACCCCTCAAAAAAAATTGATTACTTTTGTGCATGTATACAAATCGGTAAAAACCTAGCAATCATGAAGCAAATTACTAGATACATTGATTCTGTCAAGGCTGACATCACATTCACTATCGGTGGAAATGCACAAGAGAATTCCGACATCATAGATGCAGCGGGACCAGATGATATTTGGTTTCATCTGGATAGTCTTCCATCGGAACATGTGATTGCTGCTATTCCAGAGGGGACAACATTGGATAAGAAGCAGATTCTGAAGATTGCTACTCAGGGTGCAGTACTGTGCAAGCAGTATTCAAAGTATGCATCAACAAAAAATCTGTCCATTATTTACACCCGAATCAAGGACATTATGAAGACAGAGAAGGTAGGTTGTGTGATTGCGCAGAATCAGAAAACCCTGGTTATTTAGATTTACACCGTTATGTAATTTTATATATTTTTTTATTACCAGGAGGTTTCCTTAAGCAGGGGGGAGTGGAGCCAAACACAATTTAATTTCACCAAGTGAAGCAACATCATACTTAACAATCAAAGGCAAATCGTTCCCTAAATACATCTCCAAATGAGAACATAAAGGTGTGCATTTAATAAAATGTGATAAAGACTTTAGGGAAAATTCACCCTGAATAATTACCGAAGCATCTGACTTCTGAATAAATTCCATATTACCATCTGACTCTGAGCGGTAAATACGAGAGCTCGCAAAGTTACCATCACAAGAGAAAATCAAATCATTACCTACCGACTTAATTTCAACACGGTCAGAAACGCCATTCAAATCACGAATAATTTTTTGGAAATCCGAAGTGGGCAAGTTAATCACAGTGGAATACTCAACATCAGGTACAATAAGCTCTTCCATATCAGGCTCAATTAACCGCAATTTTTGGCTGTAACATTGCTTAATATCACCATTATCATATTGAAGCCCTAAATGAGAAACAATACCATCATGATAATCCGACTTATCAATATACATTGATAGAGTATCATCATTAGACATCGTTGAAATTACCTTGAATAAATGAAGTGTGTTCGCACAAACAATGATTTTGTCAGGGTCGCATGAATATTGCTCAAACTTATGAGAGTTCAATATTACATTTACCAAAATCGTATGCGTCTTATCAAAATTAATGATTTTAAGACCATCTTTAGTAAAAGTAATGGTTGCGTCTGTTAAAATATCCTTGATAGCCGTAATCATATTACGGATGGGTTGAATCTGTACAGTTTTAATGGTTAGAACGTTATTTTCTTCGTTCATTGACGGAAATATAAAAATAAATATGCGTTTGTTTTTATATTTTATTTGGATAAATACATATTTTTAGATTATGAACGCACAAGTTTACGAACAAGTTTACGAACAAGTTTACGCACAAGTTTATGGATTTCTATTTTTCTGCGTGTATTTTTGACAACGTTTCATTTGTTTACATGTTCTTTTCGCCATTTTAAGCGCAGGGCTGTCTTTAGAACAACCATTATATAAAATTCTATAATCAATAGTGCTTGATGGACCACCTGTAACTGCGCTAGCCAATCTAGCAAGACCCCAAGATTCCGCAGTTTGATTTGGACGAGAGCCGCTAGAATAATATGCACCACGACCCTTATTTACTATTTTCTCTAAAGCTTTCTGAGTGCATTTTGTTTTTCTGGCTAACGCATTATTCGGTATTATGTGTTGAACGTTGTAATACTTCTCTGCTTTATAAACATGACCAGATGGTTTTGAATGAAATGATTTCACTTTAGGTCTTTGAAAATAAATACCTTGTTTGTATAATTTACGTGACTTTAATATGTTTTTCTTCTGTTTTTTAGTGTCTTTCTGTGATAATGATCTTGGAATATAACGAATGGGAATAGACATTTATATTTAACACTAAAATATATTTAGAAAAATAATCTCATACTTGATTATATAATGTCGCTTAAGCAAACTGATTATACTTCCATCACTAACGATTTGGCAGTAACCTTGAGTACTGGTGCTACACCCAATATTAGTTTATATTCCGACGCAGCAGGAACAACGTTGTTTGTTGATTCCAATGGTAATTCTTTCTCTGGAAAGGTTGTTTCTAATCTTAACTACACAGAGCCTCACAACAATGAAGACCAATCTCAGGTAGAAAATGGTTTTTTGCTTTTTTCTTTTACTGATGGAACAACTGCAAAAGTAACAGATAAAGTAGATACAGTTTATTATGGTATTGTTGCTGTCCCTTTTAAACCTAGAACGTTTAACTAAAGGGAACCAAGGTTCCCTTTTGAACCCTCCTTTTATAATTGATTAGGATAAAAAGGTTTACCTACCTTTTTAAATTTGTGCAAGGGTTTAAAAACATCTTCATAATAATAACCATATGAAATTCCTTTTCATTTTATATGGTTTGCTATCTTTCACTTGTGGTTATCGTGTAAGAACCCTTTGTAGAAACTGTAATCATTTTATACCATCTTTTTATGGCGCCAAGTATGAAATGCAAGAATATTACGGAAAATGTGGTAAGTTTATAAAAATAACCAGTGGTGAAATTGAATACGAATATGCGTTTAAGATTCGTCAACAAGAAGACAAATGCGGTGAAAACGCCAAATATTTTATACAACGAAATATGTCATTACCAATTAATGGTTTTGAGATTGACTAGACCCTAACGTCTATTTTTTCTTGTTTTCTTTCTACCGTATTTGCAATGTTGACGCTGAGAAAATCCTTTGGGTCTCTTGCAGTTAATGCTCTTTTTGTATTTAGCAGACCATTTTCCACCAGTTTTAATAGTTTTATTTGGCATATATAATGGCTAAATAAAATAATCTATTCCCTCTTAATTACATATTTGCCTTTCTCTTTTACCAATTTACCCACCAATACTAATTCTGCGCCAAATTCTTTTGCGCGTTGATAACTCTCAAAATCATATACTTCCATCGTTTGTTCATTCAATGCATACTTTACGCCATCGTCCTTAATTTCACGTGCTTCCCATTTAATCGCACGCACATCCAACCCTTCTTTTGTAGAGCGGTCATTTTCAAACGAAGGATACGAAGCAAATTGATTAGACTCAATTTTACCAAAACCAAAGCATACTAGGTTCTCATTATCCTTGGATTTCTTAGAAATATTAGAATAGAGTTGACAATCAATAGAAGTTTCCTTTACGGCTTTCAAAATCTGGTTGTTTGTTTTTTGTTTAATACTCGCTATTTCATAAAGAGTTTCGTCTGTTGTAACAGGTGTTTTTCCATCTATTCTACTTAAATCACGGATACGCAACTCCACATTCTTTTCATCATTCTTCTGTTGTTCACTTAATGATGTAATATATAAAAACACTTTAACAGTTCTCATATCTTCGGGTAAATCTTGGTGACTGCAAATGCGGCGAGCACGACCAACGACTTGGTCTATTCTTACCATATGCCAATATGGCTCAATAACGTGAACAAATCGGGTATTTTTCAAGTTGATACCCTCTGCACCAGAAGAAGTAATCATAAAAATCTTTATAACCTCACCCAAAATATTATTCTCTGCTTTTTCTTGTAATTTACCTACTATTTCTACTGGAACAAATTCCCAAGCTCCGTTATAAACATTACGTATAATTTCTTTCTCTTCTGGTGTCTCAGTTCCTGTATATAAAACAAATTTGGGTTTAGCAGCATCTGCTTCCAATTCTATGAGCTCCCAAGCAGTACCTGTTTTCTTTATTTTAAATTCAGCAAACCCGTTCGCCTCCAAAATCAATTTGAGAATACCGATTCCCTCAATGGTTCTGAAATGACTATATAATAGGTGAAGTCCTTGGTTTGATTCGTCCATTAAGTTCTCTAATACTTTGACAAACTTAGGACTGTATGTTTTCAATACAGATTTATCCAAATATTTACTCTTATTGGTTTCATCATCCATAACGCGAACATCTTCTAATGCTTTCTTAATTCTATCTTCGTATCTTGATTCGTCAGCTTCGGTAATCTCTTCATCTGCATCTTCCTTACTTTCTTCTTCATCAACACTTGCATATACATCCACGTTTTTGCGCTCTGATACTGGGACCGCATCAAAAACATTTTCACTAATTTCTTTATCAGCTTTAACATTAGGAACAGGGCGTTCAATAGATGATGGGAAAGTAAAATTACATGCAGCTCTAGAGAAAATACGATAGGTAGATGATATCTTATACAATTCCTCTGGGTCTTTCGCTGCAAGACGCTTCTTTTTATTTTTGGCTTCTCTATCTGCCTCGTCTTTGCGTATTTTTTCATAAATACCAAATTGGTGAGGTGTCATTTCTGATTTAACAACGTGGTAAAGTTCACCCTTATCTGTTTTTACAAAACTAGGAAGTAATTTCTCTTGTGCACTACGGAAATAGGATGTTAATCCTAATATACGACGCTGGAATAAGTTTATGTTTTTAGCTTCACCTGTTTCAGAATTTACAAATGCACCTAAAAAAGAATCAGGATTATCTGGCAGAGCCTTATAGTTTGTAACTTTAATGGCACCTTTTTGTACTTCTAGGTCATTTTTCTTTAATATTGCCAATATTCTCTCTTGGAATTCAAAATCACTGATATTTCCAGTATCATCTAATTTAACACCATCATATTTATCAAATACTCCTGCACCACCTTCGTAAAGGTCCTGAGGCATACGATAATTATGTTCCGCCATATTTTCTATTAGTTTTCCATCCTCGTCGTATTCTTCTAATGATTCTAATGCTTTTTGTGACACCAACAATGGATCAACGTCTTTCTTGGTATTACGAACCTTCTTAGTTTTGTTATGTTCTTTTTTTCCTCCCTCTGTTAATTTCTCAGCAACCTGTTTTTTAGTAGCTCGGGCAACACCCTTAATCGCTCCACGTTTTTTCGCATTAATAAATCCAAAAGGGTTTCTTGTAACAGTTAATGTGTTTCCATTGTATTCAACAAAATCATAGGTTTTGAAATTCTCTTTGTCAAACATAGATAGAATAGAATCGGTGGTTACTTTTTCAGATGTTTTTACGTTAATTGGGAAAGCCCATGATTTAATATAACCACGTAAAATATTAAATAAAATACCAATTTCGTTAGGATAATTAATAATGGGTGTTCCTGATAAAAGAATAATACGTGCATTCTTAGCATTCATCAAATATTCATATAAGATAAACGCAATTGTTTTAGATTTATTCTGTTTTACTTTGTTTACTATACGACTTACAAAGTTATGAGCTTCGTCAATAACCACAACAGCATTATCAAAAGGATTTCGTGTTTGGTCGCCCGATAATATATTTAATTTCTTCATATTTAAGCCATTATAGTTAATATCAGTGTATTTCGTACGTATCATCTCATTTAATTGTTCGTCCAATTGCTTTTGGTCTTCTGTTGAGAGAGAGCCATAATTTGACTCTTTGGTTACATTAACTAACCAAGCCCCCCTATGTTTTTTAATATAATCAGTAGATAGAGAAAGAGCCTTGGATAAAATTCCGACATATTCAGGTTTGCCGTCAACTGAAACAAACTCCCAATACTGATTCTTTTTATAGAGGTCATCACCACACTTTTTCATCTCACTGAAGAAATTCATTTTCAAAGAAGCTGGTGTAAGAACAAATACACGTTTGCTGCTCTTCATGCCCTCAGCTATAGCAATACTAGTACAAGTTTTGCCTGCACCTAAACCGTGGTATATTAGCAATCCACGGTAAGGGGTATACAAATTCAAATAATCACGAACAACTTTTTGATGTGTTAATAAATCAAAATCACTAGTTGAACGGTGTTCACATGATACATCATCATCCGATTTTGAAAGGTCTTCGCGATACTTTTTAAAGAGCTCGCCCAATTTCTGAATAAATAATTTGCGGTTGTTCATGTAAAAAGTAGATGTGGCTAATATTCTTTTTTCACGCTCCTTTGGTAAACGATCTTTTACATTCATTTTCTCAATAACTGCTGTCATTAAATCAACGGGCATTTCGGGATCTGCTTCCCCCTTTGCTTTAGGTTTTCTTCCACGATTTGCTTTCTCAGTTTTCTCTTCAATAACAACGGCCTCTTGTTCAGTATCTTCAACCAATCTTCTTAATGCGGCTTCTTCGGACTCATCTGTGTCTTCCTCTTCACTAGATTTTGTCTCTTCACTAGCTTCATCAACCTCCTCTTCTTTCTCTACCGCTGGTGGTTTCTTCACTTCAGTGTCGGGCAAAGGTTTATCGGGCAATTTAAATTCAACATTACGAATAACAAGTTTTTTGGGTATTTTGCGTGGTTGTTCTTCGTCCTCCTCCCTTTTCTCTTTCTCTTCCTCTACAACTAAACGCTTCTGTTCTTTTAATTCAGTGGCTAATACCGCATTTCCTGTATGAACGTTCTGCATAGCTAGTCTTTTAAGAACATTTTCTCTATAATCAGCACCTTTTCTCTTATTCACTATTTTAACGCCAGTTTTTGCAGGCTCTCCTTCCACGGATGGTTCCTGTACTTTAGGTTTTATGCCTTGAAAATTTATTTTAACTATGGTTTGTTCTGTTATGGCAGGTTTATTTTCAAGTGTCACTAAAGAAGGAATTCCTATTTTTTCCATTAACAATATAATATATTCTTATATAAAATATTTCCATAATTGGAACCAATGTCTAAAAAATATATATTACAAAATATATATGAACGTTATTCTTTACTTGATTAATAAATTTTTTCAAGAGGAATATATAAACACAGGAATAGTGATATTTTTAGATTTATTAGAGACCCTTTTGAAAATTAACGGTATATCTTTTATAACAGCTAATATCATAAAGGGAGTTGAAAATAAAAATTATAAGTTTGCTTACGAATACTTATATTACTTCATTGGAATATCATTAGTATTTGTATTATTGTATGGAATTTCTAGCTATGTCCAAAAGAATTTATTAACAAAAATGACACAGTGGGTAAAGCGAGAAATATTTAAAATAGTGTTGATGACCAATGATGAGAATTATAAAGATGCTAATTTCATTGAATTTATAACACCTATCACTCGTATTTCAGTTTCAAGTTATATTATATTTAGCACTATTTTGTTAACACTTATTCCAATAATTATGTTTTTGTTAGCAATAGCTGGTTATTTTCTATATAAAAATACGACTTTAGGAGTCTTCTTTATTGCTGCAAATATTTTAATAGGGCTTTATGTATACTACTTCTGGGATTCATTGTTAGGTAGTAAGATTGTTCATGAGAAAAAAGTGAATGAGAATGAGAAATATATTATTAATTTATTAAACAATATTGATAAGGTTATTTACAGAGGTCAGTCAATTAGTGAAATGGATATCTACCAAAAAAAAACAGACGAATGTGTAGACGCATCAATGATTTTTTATAGTAATATGAATAAACATTCATTTATTGTAAATATTCTTACGCATATAGTCTTATTTATTTGCATATTTTATCTTATATTTCTTTGCATTCAAAAGAAAATGGACTCTACTATTTTTGTTACTTTTTTGACAATATTGCTTTTTTACCGTGATAGAATGAATACTGTGCTTTCTGAAATACCTAACGTTATGGAATTCATGAGCAGATTAATGTTTATCGTTGAAGAGTTTAAGAAAATGTTAGGTGATAGTGAGGTATTAGACCAAAAAATTTATCAGGCAACAAAGCTGTCATTTGAGACAATTCAATTTAAAAATGTTTCTTATTCTTATCCAAGAACAGATAAAACTGTATTCCAAGACCTAAATTTGTCATTGGATTTAAATGATAAAATCATTGGAATCACTGGACTTTCAGGAAATGGTAAATCTACATTAGCCAAATTAATTATTAAAATGTATAAACCAGCAACAGGTAACGTTTATATAGATAATGTGAACATTGAAGATGTTGACCCGTATTATATTCGTGAAAATATTACATATGTCAATCAAAATTCAAAATTATTTGACAAAGTAGTAATAGATAATATGTTTTACGGATGCCTAGATAAGAAACAATGTCAATCCCATTTTGATGAAATCATGAAATATCCAAAAATAGCGCAATTATATCGCGATATAGACATTTATTCTAAGATGACGGGTTCATTAGGAGAACATGTGTCGGGTGGACAGCGCCAAATAATTAATATTATTAGTGGATTAATTAATCCTACCAAGATATTAATTTTGGATGAGCCTACAAACGCATTAGACATTGAATTAAAACGTGAATTAATTGGTATAATTCGTGATTTCAAGAAATATAAGAAGAGTATTATAATTATTAGTCACGATAAAGATGTATTTCCACTCTTTGATGAGAAGATAAATGTATAATTTCGTTTATTAAATTCATATAATACATTATAATATATTATATGAGAATAGTAATTAACTCACATATTAAAGGGCACCGAGCTTTATCGCATTTATTAGAAAGTATGAGATTATATGAAGGGTTTAAAGATTTTAAAATTATAGTTATTATTGGTGGTTATTACGATATTCCAAAATATAAAATAATAACGGATGAGAATATTATGTATATTAAATCTAACCATAATAGTATTGATTTTACTGGTTTGATAACATTAGCTGAATTAAATTATGAAAACGTTGACGATTATTTTTTCTATATGCACGATACATGTAAAATAGGCCCAGAATTTTATAATAAACTCAGAGAAATAAACATTACTAACGTTACTACAATGAGAATTCATAAAAATTCCTCTATGAATATGGGTATTTATTCACAAAAAATAATAAATAGCTTTAAATGGTTCTTGTTGGATAATAAAAACAATGAAGAATCTAGATGTATGGAATATAAATCTAAAGGAATTGGTAATGAAGATTTTATTTTTCTTAATGACCCTACTACATTTACGATAGGAGATTGGAATGGTTGGATTCATAGTGAACCTATAGACTATTATCATACTGGAACAATGAGAGTTGTAGAATACCATCCTCATTTAGATATGTATAAAATTAAGGCTACGTTAAATTGTGATTTTGTAACATTAGATAACTAATGTATGCAGTTATTTCTGTGATTTGTGCACCAGTAAGAACATGTTGAACAATAGACATTATATATTTTATTAATATATTCCTAAATTTGCAGTCAATAATTATATTGTTACAGATAATACAACTGCATTTACAATAACAAAAAATACGTTTAATATAAAAATTCCAAATAAAGTTTTAGAATATATGGATACAAAAGTTTGTTTCATAACAGCTATTTATGGAAATTATGAAACTACGTGTAAGAAATTTGTAGAGCAAACTATTCCAACTGATTTTATTTGTTTTACGGATAATCCTGACATTATAAGCAACGGTTGGATAATAGACACAACGCCTTATCATTTAGAAAAAAAATCACCACTTGACACAGATAATTATGTTAATTCTTTCTCAAATAATAAACATTCTTTTAATAAAGCAAAGTATTACAAACAAGCTTTCCAAAATATACCGAGATTAAAACAGTATGAAGTTATAATCTGGTTAGACGGGACATTAGAAATAACAAATCCTGAAACGAGTGAATGGATAACTAGTAAAATTCATACCCATAAGGTTATTGGATGGAACCATGAGTGGAGAAATGGTATATTGGTTGGAGAAGTATTGGAATCTAGGTGTTCTGAACGTTATAGCTCAACTTTTTGGAATAACCAAGAGCAACCATTTCAAGATGTAGTTGGACAATACAATGCATATATTGACGATGGGTTTGATAATCTTTATTTTAAAAAAATAGATCCAGAGCGACAACATTATGGTGTTTGGATCACATGCTTTGTTGCATTTTTAAATAATGATGAATTCGTGAAAGAGTTTTTAAACAATTGGTATTTACAAACACTGAAATATACAACGGAAGACCAAATAGGATTTCCTTATGTTTGTCAAAAAATGGCATTTAGTCCATATACTTTACCCGATAATGAAATTCAAGGGTTGGAGCCTCATAAAAAAACAGATTTCTACACGAAATATGAGCATGGAATCTAGAACCCTTCTAATTGACGAATTGTTTCATCACAAGCAATTTGCTCTGCCTTCTTTTTAATTTTATGCTTACCTTCACCCAAGAACAAGAATATCTTGCCATTCTCTGACATATATTGATGAATTTCATTGTATGAAGCAAACTGGTTGAGCGGCACAGATTTGGAATGGTTAACACTATGTGTAGGTTGTCCCAAACACAGATACACACCCATATGATATCCAATGTCCGCATTATGCTCTTGAACCTCCATATAGTGAGGTGTAACCTTGAATTCTTTCTGGATTTTTACCTGCAAAATGTTCTTAAAATTATCATCATTCTTAATCAAGTTTATCCAATCCACATGCTTCTCAAATACATTCTCTACGAATATCTGAACTAACTGAAATCCAGGACCAGTAACAAACACATCCTTAAACCAACCATCCTCATCATTTACCTTAATTTTATTACAATCCAAGAAAAGCGCTCCAATAAACGACTCAAATAAACACCCTAATTTTTTCAAATTAGTACGGGTCTGCTTTGACTCTGCATGTTTAGAGAGAATAACCCATTTATGCAGTCCCATTTCATAAGCAATCTTACCAATAGCTTCGTTCTTAACTAGTGCAATTTTCTTCTCTGTCATAAACCCCTCATTTTCTTTGGGAAAACGGCGATACAAATAGTATTTAGTAATACACTCTAGCACACCATCGCCCACAAATTCTAGCCGCTCATTAGATTTAGTATAAAGTGGCAAGCAATCATCAGGTTTAGGCGCAATTATAATATTGTTTTGTTCATTTTCTAGGTTAGGTCGTTTAATATAAGAACGATGAATAAATGCTCTCTTATAGAGTTCAAAATTATTTATTTCAACGTCTAGGCCATACGTTTTTAGTATCTGTTGAATACCAGAATCATTGATTGGTTTATTTAGGGGATTATATGGGTCAAACACATAAATCTCTGCTCCATTAGCGCCGTTTTCAATACGAATGTCATCATCCATATTCATGTTATTTTTAAAATAAAATGAATATTGAACTAGTATATAATGGAATCAATTTTCTATATTCTTTTTTTTATTATTATCGTGAATTTATAAAAATATATTTAGTAAATATATAATCTAGATATGTCAACACCTAGTAGCGCTTTTCGTTCATCAAATCGTTCCAGCATGGGAAGCAATGTATATACATCTCAACAACAAGGTGGTGGAAGCAAAAAGGCTGGGTTCGCTTACCAAATTGGCCGTGAATCTTGGTCTAATATTTTCATTAACGGCTCTGCACCCGTTTTAAGCAATGGTGGTTGCTGCTCATTAAGATCATTGCAATTCACTGCTAATCCCAATGTAAGCCAATCACGTGGAATTGGCTCTACCACTAATACCAACAGATACTTCCACATTCCTGGAACACGTTAAATTATTTTATGAAACAATATAATGTTTTCACTAACATTATATTATTTATGCGTATTATTATTGATTCACGAGAGCACGCACTTTATGAAAAGTGTCGGGAAATACTTAGCAAACAGACGTTTATTTTTAAATTAGTTTTAGTACAACAAGAATTAAAAATAGGTGATATTTTAATTCAAACACCTGATGAAAATGATATTTTATTGATAGAGAGAAAATCGTTTGCTGATTTATTGTCATCTATTAAAGACGGCCGTTATGAAGAACAATCTCATCGTCTGTTAAACACAAGCAACCTTCCACCACACTCTATTATTTATTTGTTGGAAGGTATGTTTTCTCAAGTTTACAATCCTAGAGATAAACAGGTTATTTACTCTGCTATGACAAGTATGAATTATTTTAAGGGATTTAGTGTTTATCGTGTTTCTAGTACTCAGGAAGCTGCTGAATGGCTTATTTTCACTGCGGCAAAATTGGAGAAAGAATTAGAAAGAGGTAAACATCCTTACTATTTTAGCACACCTTTCTTGAATATATTTCAAATAAAACAAGAAAAACGTGCAACAATGTTTATTTCGGATACTGCTACTAGAAACAATAATTATGTTGATTGTGTAAGACCTGCAAATTTTATTGTACCTGAACAAGTTAGCGAAAATACATTAGTTGAAACACCTAATGTTGTTATAGAGCCACCCAATTATTGCAATTTCGTTAAGAAAGTGAAAAAAGATAATATCACCCCAGAAAACATCGGTGAAATTATGTTGTGTCAAATACCTGGCATTAGTTCTGTTACAGCTATAGCAATTATGAAACAGTTTGGAACTTTTCCGAAATTAATAACGGCGTTACAAGAAAATCCCCAATGCTTAGATGGTATGGCATGTGAAACAGCGAATGGAAAAAGTCGTAAAATAAGTAAATCGTCTATTGAAAACATTCATAAATTTTTTATTGGGAAGGAAAACTAGGCCCATTCAATAAAACCTAGGCCAATTCAATAAAAACTAGGCCCATTCAATCTTAACCATCACATATTTTTGTGGGCCGTCATCTGTTATAAACGCAGTTTGTATTTTACTATCTACAAAAACAGATTGTAATCTCGTCAATAATGGTGTTAAATACATTTCGGATTATATAATGTCTCTGGGCATTGGTCCATTATTATCTATGGGCATAAATGCTGTCTTTGGTTGAAATAATATAGGTTTTGTAACAGCATTTTCCTCGTATTTACCTGTATCTATCATCTTTTGTGTTAATTCTACTCCACCCCAGTTAGAGTCCATCGGATTATCACTAAATTGTGTTTTGTTTGTAGAGTGATGTATTACATCTAAATCTGTTAATACACCAACGTATTGACCATGTGGGTCAAAACTAGAATAATTGCCAGCATTATAAGGAGGATTATCGTCATTAGAGTTTTCGTGTTTAACTATACCTGTATTTAAAGGAACCTGTCTAGATAATGTTGAATTGTTTATATCACTGATAGTAGATGGAGGAGGTGAATAATGTTTGCTCGTATCACTAATAGACAAAGGTGGGAAAGGATTTTTCTTATTAATATCAGTTATTGTTGGCAAACCACCTTGTTGGTCAAAAGGACTTGGTCTAACACGGTATACATCCTGGCCTTGTGCATTCGTTTCTTCTTGCAAGTAAAGAACAGGACATTTGTTTCCTAATTTTCTTTGCGCTTCTAAATAATAAATATATTCATCTAAATCAGCAAAGGGTATAGGATTTGTCTCATCGGTAGGTTTAGATGAATTGTATAATAACAATGCGTTTCCTTTCTTTATCAACATATCGGGGCAATTTGAATTTTGATTCTCCATTTCTTCAACAGTTATCTTACTGTTGTATTTATCATATGAGGTTTTGATATTTGAATTAAATATCCAATACAATCCTGCTAAAAATACAATGATTAAAAATAGGAAAAATAATAATCGGATACTTTTCATATATGATTTGTGATATATATAATAACTAGGAAAAAGAATTTGAATGGTATTTAGAAAACAATTTATTTCTAACATTAATATATATGCAACGTAAAACAAGAAAAAATAGAGGTAACAAAACACAAAAGAAACACGTTGGTGTAGTAACAATTGGATTGATTTATGCCAATTGGTGCGGTCATTGCCAATCCTTGAAACCAGAATGGAAAAAGATGAAATATAATGTCATGAAAACACCTTCTTATAAACGTGGCAATTATAAATTTATGGAGATTGAGGATGCGGATAAATCTAAGGACTCAAAAATGAATGCTATTAATGCGCGTTTGCAAGGCGGGAAATTGGAAGCGAATGGATATCCCACTATTTTTAAAATACATGGTGGTAAAGTACACTATTATGAGGGACAACGTGATGCGCATGGCTTACAACATTGGTTCTTGGGACAAAATCAACAATCAAATGAAAAAGAAATGGAACAACCTATTGCCAATGGAGTTCAGGGGATATTTCAACGCATGTTTGGTGGCAAAACTAAAAAAAATAAAAGGAAGTAAAATGTTTAGGATTTTTTGTAAATATATGTTGAAAATGTTTATTATATCTATAAAATAATATATAATAAAAATATATATGACAACACGTAACTGGAGAACTAAAAGCAATCGTTCTGGTTGTACAGTGAATTTGACGTGTAAAAAAAATACTGTTGATAATACTGTTGATACTTATATGCCTAACACATTTACTAGTGTTGGAACGTTTACATGGATAGCTCCTTCAAATGTTACTAGCGTTGAATATTTAATTGTTGGTGGCGGCGGTGGTGGTGGTGCTGCATATGATACGGGTTCTGCTGGAGGTGGAGGAGGTGGTTTAGTACTAACTGGTTCTATTAGTGTTACTCCTGGAACTAGTTATTCAATTGTTATTGGTGCTGGTGGAAATGGCGGAGATGCCACAACGGATGGTACCTATCGTCAAGAATATAATGGTGAAGATGGGTCATCTTCCAGTTTTTCAACAATTACTGCTCTTGGTGGAGGTGGTGGGTATAGAAGTCGTATCACTAACGGAAACGCAGGATTAGGAGGGTCTGCTTCTAATGTTAATGTTGCACCAACAGGTGGTAACGGTGGAGATAATAGAACTGTTAGCCTAACAGGTGGTGGTGGTGGTGGTGGTAATAGTAGTGCAGGTGGTAGTTCTAACTCCACTCCAGGTTTTTCTAGAACTGGTGGAGCAGGTTTAATTAGTAATATATCTGGTTCTAATGTTACATATGGAGCTGGTGGTATTGGGGGACCTTATCATCAAAGTTATAAAGGGTTGAATGCTTCTAATAATACAGGTAACGGTGGTCAAGGAGCTTCTAGTGTTAGTTTTGATTATAAAACTGGAGGTAATGGTGGTTCTGGTATTGTTATACTTAAATATTAAATCTAATCATCCTACACCAGTTTAACTTATCAAACATGAAAGTTTAAAGGAAAAAATTGATTTAAATAACCGAGATAATTATTTAAATCAAACCTAATAAACCTATTAAGACATATACTTAAAATGAGCAGTGCAAAGCAACTTATCAAAAAACCTAAACCTATGGTGAAAAAGTATTTCCGACTCTTTGACTTCAATGCCTATGATGAAGTGGCTGCGTCAGAAGATTCTGGTTCTGGTTCGGATAGTGAGCCAGGTAAGTTTAAGAAGCGCAAAGATGATAAGGTATTTGTTATTCAGATGTTCGGTGTGAATGAATCTGGAGAGACATGCTGCATCTATATTAAGGATTTCCAACCATTCTTCTTCATTCGTGTTGGACAAAAATGGACGCAATCTGACGCAGCTGCTCTAGTACGTGAGATTAAAGGTAAGCTAGATAAACGGTACAGCGAATCAATTGTTTCGTATGAACTCGTAGAATATAACAAACTCTATGGCTTTACTGCTGGGAAAAAGGATAAATTTGTGCAACTTACATTCAAAAACACAGATGTAATGAATCGTGTTAAAAACTTGTGGTATACTTATGTTCCAAATAAGACGGACCCTACAATTCAAGAGCGTAAAAAAATAAAGTTCATGTTTCAAGGTGTTTCTTTGGAACTCTATGAGTCGGGTAACATTCCTCCTCTACTTCGGTATTTCCATGTTCATAATGTAAGTCCTAGTGGATGGATTTCATTTTATCTGAACAAAGTCCTTCGGCCTCCTATGCAAAGCACTACTTGCAATTTTGAATACATATGTCCTCTGAAGGAAATCACTCCAGAGCCAACCAAAATAGACCGTGTTCCTTATAAAATCTGTAGTTTTGATATTGAAGCAAGCAGTAGTCACGGTGATTTTCCTGTTCCTGTAAAGACATATAAGCGTCTTGCAAGTAATATTGTAGATACGTTTACAAAACGTGCACAGTTTGTCAATGACCAAAGTCAAGCAAGAATAATGTTAGAAAAGATAATATTGACAGCGTTTGGATACGATAAATTCCAAGACATAGATATTGTTTATCCGAAAGTGATGCCTTCTAAAGAGCGAGTAAAGCATCTTCTGAAGATTCTCATGGACGAAACCATTGAAAATGCGAAGAAGGCAAATACAGAGGAAGATAATTCTGTATTGCTAAGAATAGATGATATGTTTGAGAATATGAACGAAGCACAAAATAAGGTTAGTGAAAATGCGTCAGATGAGATTCTGACTGCGCAAGATGAAGATGCTGGTTCCGATGACGAGGACAATGTTCGTGCACAGACTTTTAATTACAAGAATCCCAAGAAGACAGCGAGTGAAAAGATTCTGGATGTATTGATGAACTTCTCAACAAACCGATTAGCAAGAGATGAGAGAATCCAGATTACAAATGATGTTTTGACTCGTCTATTTCCTAGACTAGAGGGTGATAAGGTAACGTTCATTGGTTCAACATTTATGAAATACGGTGAGCTAGAACCCTATTTGAATCACTGTGTTGTTCTTGGGTCGTGCGACCAAGTAGAAGGCGCCGTTATTGACCCAGTTGATAATGAGAAAACCCTACTTTTGCATTGGGCCGAGCTTATTCAAAAAGAGAATCCCGACATTATTATTGGATATAATATATTTGGTTTTGATTATGAATTTATGTTTCGGCGTGCCGAAGAGAATGAATGTGTGCATGATTTTATGCAACTCTCTAGGAAGGTTGGAGAATTAGCAGCAAAACCAATCAAGGATTCTCCTGGAAAATACGACATTGAGACCACGAAAATCGCAATTGCTAGTGGTGAATATAATTTGCGTTATTTTAAGATGACTGGACGATTGCAAATAGATATGTTGGCCAGTTTCAGGCGTGAGTTTATTCTATCGTCGTATAAACTAGATGACGTTGTTGGACTCTTTATTAGTGATGATATTAAGAGAAGTGAACATATAGTCCATGAGCGGTTCGGTGAAGTTACAGAGCTTTATAGTCAGAATTTGATGGGAATCAATACCAATGATTTCATTCATATTGAGATTACAGGGTATACTTCAGAGTATCACAAGAAAGGAAAGAAGTTCCGTGTTTTGGAGATTCAACGAGATAGAGAGCTTGTTGAAATGGTTAAAGGCCAGGAAAAAACAAATAAATATAATGTTCTAGTGATTCAAGGTCACGAAGACTTTGAAAAAGGTAAATCTATCAAATGGACTATGGCCAAGGATGATGTATCACCCAAGGATATCTTCCGACTTTCTGAAGGCTCATCTTCGGATAGAGCCATTGTTGCAAAATACTGTATTCAGGATTGTAACCTTGTTCATCATCTAATAAATAAAATAGATTCTATTACTGGTTATTCTGAGATGGCTAGTATTTGTTGTGTTCCAATTAATTTCCTTATCTTCCGTGGTCAAGGTGTTAAGCTGATGAGTTTCGTTGCTAAGAAATGCCGTGAAAACAACACACTAATGCCTGATTTGGAAAAGTCTAACGATTTTGACCGTTATGAGGGCGCAATTGTATTACCCCCAAAATGTGGAATGTATATAGATTTACCTGTAGCTTGCGTGGATTATTCCTCACTTTATCCATCAGCAATGATTAGTCAAAATTATTCACATGATAGTTTGGTATGGACGAAGGAGTATGACTTGGAAGGAAAACTCATTCGGGAAAAGGGCGAAAAGAATGCGGCTGGACAATTTATTTACGATAATTTGCCCGAATATGGATATATTGATGTTGAATATGATAATTTCAAGTATATTAAGATTGGAAGCGCTGTAGCAAAGAAAACTAAAGTAGGTAAGTTTGTATGCAGATGGGCACAGCTTCCCGATAACAAAAAGTCTATTCTGCCTGCTATTTTGGAGGAGTTATTGAAAGCTCGTTCTGATACGCGTAAACTTATTAAGACCATAAAGGACCCCTTTATGCAAAATATCTTGGATAAGCGTCAGCTAGCTTATAAGGTTACTGCGAACTCACTTTATGGACAATGTGGTTCTAGGACATCCGCATTCTATGAGAAGAATGTTGCAGCATCAACAACAGCAACAGGTCGTATGATGATTACCTATGCGAAACGTATTATTGAGGAGGTTTATGGTAATATGGTTTATAACACTACGTGCTGTGGACCTGTTAGAACTAGGGCCGAGTACATTTATGGTGACACAGATTCCGTGTTCTTTACATTTAATCTAGAGAACTCTGAAACTGGTGAGAAAATCATTGGTAAGCAAGCTCTAGAGATGACAATTGAGATAGCGCAAGATGCGGCCAAATTATGCAGCCAATGGTTGAAGGCACCTATGGAACTAGCTTATGAGAAGACACTTTGGCCGTTCTTCCTGCTTTCTAAGAAGCGTTATGTTGGTATACTTTACGAAGAAGACCCGAATAAAGGCAAGCTCAAGTTTATGGGACTTCCTTTAAAACGTCGTGATTCATGTGATTATATGAAGGATGTTTATGGTGGTGTCTTGGACATTCTGATGAAAAGCACAGATATGGGCGCTGCAATCAAATATTTAGATACGTGTTTGAATAACCTGATTGCAGGTAAAGTAAGCATGGATAAACTTGCAATTACCAAGGCATTGCGCAGTGATTATAAAAACCCCGATTCCATCGGTCACAATGTACTGGCTGAGAGAATAGGTAAGAGAGATCCTGGTAATAAGCCCAAATCAGGTGACCGTATTAAATTCGTATTTATTGTGAATGATGATAGGAAGGCATTGCAAGGTGAGAAAATGGAGACACCTGAGTTTATTGTTGAGAATAAGTTACCGATTGATTATAATCACTATATTACGAATCAGATTATGAAACCGCTCTTACAGTTGTTTGGTCTAGACGTAGAGAAGATATGGAAGGTATTGGGTAAGCATTCTGCTATCAAAGAATACAAGAAACAGATAGAAAAACTAGAAGAAGAGTTCCCTGATTTAGAGATATTTATGAAGAAGAAGGAGAAGTTCTGTGCTGCAAAAGTAAAGGCGCTATTGTTTGATAAGGTATTGGAGAAGATTTATAATGAGAAAAATAATATCCAGCAAATAACCTCATTCTTTAGCAAGAAATAATATCTAGGGTTCTAATATATACGTTTTTTTATAATGTCAATGTCAATGCATGGACTTGTTAACCGCAGGGTAACTAACCGAATTACCCAAATGAATAACCGTTTAGCTGAGTTTGCTACACCAGTTATGCGTAATAATGATTTATATGTTTACAGAAACCTAGTTGTTTCTGGTAATGGTGGAATTAAAGGTGATTTTACAGTAGATGGTGATGAAAGAGTTGATGGAGATGTGAAAGTAGGTGGTAATGTTAATGTTGATGGATATGTTCTTGCCAAAACTTTTTTACCTGGACAAATAATTAACTTGGCAATTTTAGGCAATACCCAAGTGCCTTACGAGACTAGTGTTAATAATCCACAGTTTAAAGTCCTTACTGGTGCGGGTGAGCAAGTAGTATTCGAATATAATTATACTCCGCTTTCTTCACAATCAAACATTATAATTGATTTTAACTCTGTGTATTCAACACAGGGATTCAATGGTGATAGCTTTACTGGTTATTTATATGTTGACAATACAATGGTTGGGCGAAGTTATCAATATTGGATTAATCAGCCTGGTGGTGGTACAAGAAGCGGTACTTTGTTACCAATTTCTGGAACATATACAAATTCAGCATTAACATCCATTAAAATTTCTTTAAGAATTGTTAACCAAGCTAATGATCCATTAGATATTGATAGTGATAAATCAACCTGGTTAAAGATTACTGAGGTTGGACGTTAAACAATAATTTTATTTAGACTAGTAATAAAATTATTTACGCCTTTTTGTGCCGCCATGAGCTCTCGTTTTCGTTTGTTTTTTAGATTTAGATGATTTACGACTACTTCTACTTGAAGAAGATAGTGTTCTTGCAATTCCATTAAACGCCGACCTCAATCTACTTTTAATGTTTTCCACAGCAGGTTTTGCTACAGATTTAGGAGGGGCCGGGGTAACTATTTTTTTCCCATTTTTCTCAGTATTTAAATTTTTATAGCCAGGCAATTGATTCACATCTAATGTTGCATAGTTTTTCTCAATATTGTCAATAAAACTATTGAACCAATTTTTAATTTTGGTATTTGGGCTTATTGCGTTAGGTGAGCGAGTTCTCTTTGAACGCCTTGCTAAAGTAATTGGTTCCGGATTCTCCTCTTCAAATTTTGCCATAATATGTGTTTTTAATAGTACATAATTTATTATGCGTTTATCAGCTAACTGATAATCTTCAGTTATATAATCATCTTGGTCTCTTGTTGGTACATTGTTCATAAATATAAACAAATTCTTGCATATACCTAAATATAATTGTATATCACCTCGTAAACTACATATTTTAGGTTTACTATATCCAGCATCTTCTCCTCTTAAAATTTTTATTATTTTTTCTGGATCTATGCTTTCTGCTAACATGGGTAAATTTCCATAGTCATCAAAACATGCAGGACCCCATAAATCTTCATTAATATTAAACCCCAGTTTTGAATAACTAGCTAGACCAGAAGCATTTACGTAAGCATTAGCTAGTTCTAAAATGCCTTTTTTATCTGCAGAATTTATTGAAGAATTGTGATGAATAGTAAATAAATACAAACCCATAAGTATTTGTCCCATGCCCTTCTTACCCTTCTTACTTTCCTCCTTTGCACATATTAAATTGACAGACCATAGGTTTTTTAGTTTTTTGCATTCTCCTTTCTCTACAATTAAAAAAGCAATAGGGTCTTTATCGCCTTCTTCAAACAACACTGCAGCATCATATATTGTATCTTCACTAAATGCTTTATCTATCATGGTGCTTTCTAAATAATCATCCCCAATTAATCCTCTGCATATTTCAGATGCATTTGCTATTACAGAGGGCAAAGTCGTTTCTAATTCACCCGTTACGTTTTCATTCGTTAAAATACGAAGGTCATTTAAAAGTGGTAATCCAGCCAAAAATCTACTAATTATATCTAATTTAAAAAATGGTGCCATTATAAAATATAACTATATAAAAAGGTTCTAAATCAAATACATTGTCTACTTTATGGTATCAATAAACAGTCAATGCCATCATTAAACCTATCAATACACTTTGAATATCCTAAATTTTCCATACAATACTTTTTAATATCAAATTTACTTTCTTCATGGTATTGAGGATAATGTTCGCAAATATAATTAAACATTATCTTTGCCTGTTGTCCTATCTCAAATTGGATGTTTTCATAATAAATAACAGGACGGCATTTACGAATCATTTCCAGTCCATTTGAGAATATAAAATTTTCTGAACCCTGTGCATCACAGTGTATAAAACCAATATTTTCTAGGTTCATGCTATCAATTGTGGTTAATTGTATAGTTTCTCCATATTTACCAAGTCCTATTCCACCAAAATTACATCCATCTTCAATCTCTTCTTCGTAACGTTTTTGAACATTGCCACCCCAACCATCAAGGTCAATATCATGCATGTTTCCTATTCCATCATAACAGAACACTCCCTTATTATGCGGTATAATTTTATCTTGTAACCCATTCTGATTAATATTTTGAACCAATAGTTTATATAAATTCTTCTGCGGCTCATAAACCTGAATTTTCTGGCCAGGATTGAGAAAGGATGCATAAACAACCGTGCTTGTTCCACAATGTCCTCCTATTTCTAATATATTGCGATTTGGGTCTATATATTCTTTCAATTTCCATAATGTATCTTCATCCCAATATTCGTTATCACGAAAAGATGTTCCTATAAAAAGCTCGTTCTGATATAGCGTTATTTTACCAAAATGAGTATTGTAAGTATATGTATTATCAATCATAATAATAGATATATTTATTATTTGTTTATTATACTTCTGTATAAATATAATAATGTACTATTAAATAAATAATCATAACTCCATTGATTTACTTCGTATTGATATGGTGCTTCTCTTACCCAAATATTACATATATATTTAATACCTGATTTTACTGGATTACCGCCATGCAATGCTTTTGGATGACAACACGTATTTGATTTATCCAATGGATGAAAAACCACAGCACTATTACGTTTCGGTTTTACTTTTAAATTTAAATATGGAAACCATGTTTCCCCTCCTTCAAACTCTTCGTTCAGATAAATAAGTGTAGTTAAAACACGGTGCCCACCTTGAGAAAGAAAATCGGGCTCATAAAAAGGGAAACTATCATGATGTTCTTTATAATAATTGTCTTTCTCATATTTTACGATTTGCATTTCCTCACAGTTTTCAAATTTCAAATTGTGTTTGTTACAAATACCTTGTATTAACTCTTTAATAATGGGGTTTTCTTTGGGCATCCATGCAGTTTGACTTTTACGAACCTCACCATCCACAACATTTTTTAATCCACCACCGACAACACTTGGTGAAAATCTTGTGCTTGCAAATTGTAATATATCTCTATTCTGTTTCTCAGTTATTATATTAGGCACTATTTCTGGTGGTATATATTCTGAATTTATATCTGCTAAACCCTGTTTTTCAATTACTGTTTTAATTCTTCCATAATTTAATAGTAAAAACAAAATAAACAAAAATACAATAAATAAAAATATATATTTTAACATTCCTTATATATTTTTAATAAATAAATTTTTCAACAGTGTTTATCTAAAACAATCTATAAACTCAATAAATCATTACATAAATTTTTGCAGTTAGGCGAGCCTAGTCCTGTTGTTAAATCATATTTTGCACCAGCAACATACGTTGTTAAAACCGCTGAATTACCAGCAACAGACCCCTTGTTTGAGCCTATTGCAACATCATAGAAATCATTGGCATATTTACTGGATGTGTATATCGTCTTATATAAATATTGTTGAACATTATTTGGTGGAGGCACATAAGACGATGGAACTGAAACATTAGGTGTTGTTGAATATACCGTAGTTAATGCGCCTTTACCTGCATTAAATCTTTGTTGATTGGCTAAAGATAAAATGCCAGCAAATAATGGTGCTGCAACCGATGTCCCGCCAAATGAATACCATGTTCCTTTATATACAATATAAACGCCTGTGTTTTGGTTTGCTACCATACTAACATCTGGGATAGCACGCATTGTTTTTGCAATTCCACTAATATTTTGCTGATAAGTAGGTTGTAATACACTTGTTGCATAACCGCACCCAGCACTATTCCATGTATACTCTGTTCTAGGTGTTGATATATTAGGTGTCCAAAGCAAAGTAGTTCCACCAACAGATATGCAGTTAGACATAACAGAAGGCCATGAAGCATTGTTAGAATCTCCTGAAGCAGCGCAATAACAAACATTTGTATTTGTAAAACGATTATTATATGATAAAAATCCAGTAGAATCGTTTAAACCCCATGACATAGAAAGCACATCGGCTTGTAATGTTCCTGTTGCATAATCAACTGCGGCAAGCAAATCACTAACCAAATCCGATTTGGCTTCTACCACCCAAATATTTGCATTCGGATTCATTGTGCAGACCATTTGGAGGTCCAAACATTCTTCTTGCGCCCATCCAGCATTAAATGTGGCACCAGGCATTGTATAAACATTTACTTTCGGTGGTGTAGAATTATCACCAAAATTAATATTATTTTGCCAATATGTTTTTAAATCAGCTAAAAGTCCAGAATATGTAAACGCAATAATAATAGCAATTTTAACCTGTTTTTTACCAGAAGCAACAGGTACTGCATGTACATTATATAAACTAACTAATTGAGAGCCATTAAACATTTGTGGTGGGAAAGAAGGGTTTAAATTTGCATTTGTTGCGAAAGGATGAATATAAGTATATGGGCTTGCAAACGTTTTCATAAGAGGTTCCACAGGACCATTTGTTAATAAGTTAGTTGGAGCACCAATGTTATATAACTTGAAAAAGATATTGTAACGTGTGCTCATTACAATATATAGTATTTATATATATTTTATGTTATTAAAGAATCTTTCATAATTTCAGTTGCATATAAAAAGCAAGCTCGTCTATAGAGTTGAATAGCAACCTCTTTTTCTCTGAATCCATTAACATGCGACCATTTTCCTGGAGTTTTGGATTTGTAATGACGGAAAAACCAAAGAATATTATCAAGACTATCTGCTGGTAGTTTATTTAAATCATCTATTGTTTCATAATCTTCTTCCAAAACACATAGGATCTTTTCATCCATTCCTTTCTCATCGCTCATAACTAAAACGCCTACAATATACGCTTCGTAATGTTTGTCTTTTTCTATTTCTTTATCAGTTATAATAAGAGCATCCAATTCATCACCATCTAATGCTAATGTATTTACTATATATCCATAACAATAAGGGTAACGATACGGGTAAGGCAATACACGGTCAAGCTCTAATTTTTTAGTTTCTTTGTTAAATTCATATTTCATATTGCTGTCTTTTTCAATCTCAATGTAAACTGTAACCTTTCGGTCCATTTTATTATATAAACCACTATTTTAATTATATTGACTAAACGTGTATTTTACAAAATAAATGAGTTAAAAATATATCGGGTTTTATATATACAAAGTTATGTTCTTTAAAATATTACTATTCGTAGTGTTTTGCAGCCAATCTATCTGCTATACACCACAATTAGAATGTTCTGGTTTAACATTTGGTAAATGTTTAAACAGAAACTATTGTGGAATACTAGATACTGGCGCTCACACATGTTTACCTTGTCCTGCTAATAACCTATGTCCAGGTGATGGATATATTTACCATGCACCACAACTAAACAAAAAATATTTAGAATCATCAAATGGTTCTTACATTGTTAATCGCAATGTTCGGAAATTAAAGAGATTTAAAAGGTTTATAAAAATAGTTAAGGTGGGTTTGAAAGTGGCTGCCATTGCTAAAACTGGTGGAGTAGCTGGTTTAAAAGCAGCAGCAGCGGCAAAAGCTAAACAGCTTGCCATAAGAAAGGGAATACAGTGTTTAAAAAATGGTCTGAGTAACTTTTGTAATGGTAAGAAAAAGGGTGGGCCAAAATTAAAGATTAGACCAAAGGTTGCTGGCGCTGGACCAAAGGTTGCTGGCGCTGGACCAAAGGTTGCTCGCGCTATTAACAAAGGTCAGTCTAAAGTTATAAAACCCGCAGCAATAAATACTAAGGTAATTCGTAGACAACCTGTCGCAAAAAATAAACCATCAATAATAAAATCAACACCTAAGACTAAACCAATAAAAACAAAAACCAAACAAGTAAAAAAAACAAAAACTAAACCAGGACCAATAACAAAATCCAAGAGAAAACCAAAATTACGTGGACCAACTATTAGTAGACCGCCTGTTACTGTGCCAAAGTGCAGTAATATATTTGATACTATAGCAGATAAAGTAAATAATGTTACTAGAAATGTTGCAAACAAGGCTGTTAATAAAGGTAGAGATTGGTTAAAGAAGAATGTAGGAGGAAATAGTCCAAATTGTGTTAAAAGTAAAGGTGGTGTTGTCAAGCGTCCAACTAGATTAAGGGGACCTAAACCGTCTCCTGGAAGTTCTAACGATGACAAACCAACTAACCCAGGGTCCGATGATACACCATCTGGACAAGTTACTAATGCGCCTGTCATTGTTAGACGAGTTTCAAAACCTATGAAACAAACCAGACCAGTGAATACAGACGATTCAACGCCAGGTCCAATACCTGTTCGCGCAAAGACTAAACCTGGAAAATCTTCCAATAACAATTCACCTAGGCCTGTTCGTCAAAGGACAATTCCTGTCTCTGATGACGCAGCCCCTACTATGAGACCTATTCGCACAACACCTGTTCCTAGAACAAAGGCGCCCGTAAGTGACGATAACGTTCCCACTGGAAGACCTGTTCGTGCAAAACAAATTGTTCGCACAAGAAGACCAAAACAAAGAATACCTGCTCCTAGAACAAAGGCACCTGTAAGTGATGACAATGTTCCTACTGGAAGACCGATTCGTGCAAAACAAACTGTTCGGACAAGAATACCCAAACGAAGAAAACCTGCTCCTAGAACAAAGGCACCTGTAAGTGATGACAATGTTCCTACTGGAAGACCGATTCACACAAAAAGACCTACACAAGTACCAGTAACAAGACCTACTAGAATACCAACTGGAACGCCGAATGTTGGTCCTACTGCGAGACCTACTGCACAACAGACTATGAGACCTAGTGTTCTGCCTACGGTTAGACCTACAACACTACCTAGTACACGTCCTAGTATTAGACCTACACCACAACCAACTACAAGACCTAGTGTTCTACCTACTGTTAGACCAACTGCGCGACCCACTGTTTTGCCAACCAATAAACCAGTTTTAGCAACCATACAACAACCAACAATGATACCAATAAGTTGGGCCGTGTTTTCTACTGCTCCTGTTCCAATAACAAATTTTTTCCCAACTCGCGTTCCAACAATATCAATGTTTACCATAACATCTGCTTCTCCGACTAGTCTTGTATCATCTAAGCCAACTGCAAGACCTACATCATTGCTTTCAGTAAATTTACCTCTTCCAACACCCATTCCAACTACAAATCCACAATCATTATCTCCTTCTGCGTCGCCAACGTTTAATCCTACTCTTACACCAACGATTTCACCGACTAATAATATAATTGTTCCTACTTCACCACCAACCACTGCCAATCTTGGTTCGTCTTCTATAAATAGCGTTTCTGAATCAAAAAACAATGGAATTTCAAGTGGAACTATAGCTGCTGTTGTAGCATGTATTGTTGTTTTTATAATATTGATTAGTTTATGTGTTTACATATTAAACCGAAAGACAACTAAACCAAGCCCATTTGAAATATGGACGTCTCACTATTCCAATAAAAATCAGCAAACTCAAGAAGTCCCTGTAGTAAACGATGATATACATCACTTTTATAACAGGACACCAAGACCTTCTATAAGTCCGAATCCTGTGTTCACGCCGCATATTTCTGCAAACCCTTCGTATAGAAATTCTCAAATGGGTGGACAGTTAGGCTCACAAAGAAATTCATTAAGACTTTCTTTACCAAAGAGAAGCCAGCAACATAATTATGCATTATAATTTTTTATAAGACAATGCATAATTTATATATGTTGTATAAGATGTATATAATTACCAGAAACGTCGTTGTAAACAACAGGAAATTCAAAATTAAAAGTAAGATTTTGAGATAAATCTGTTTCAGAATAATATTGGTCAATAATGCTCATCAAACTATTAGATATTCTAGTGCGAAGAGTATTTTGTAATTCTTCATCTGTCAATGATTGGTCGTTTTGTTGTGGTGTATTGTTTGTAGAATAATCACGAATGTCATATCTACAAACAGGACACCTTACATTTACTTGAAACCAGTTATAAATCTGTTCTCTATAAAACGTATGTCCACAATGTCTTATTTTACATACATGGTCACCTTCCTGAAAGTCTTCTAATACAATAGGGCAACGCGTGTTTGTATTGTTTACAATATCGTCTGTTGAAAAATCGTAATCAATTGTGGCTGAATGAAGTTGCTCATTCGTTGGTCTAACTACTACATTTTCATTAAAAGTGTTAATTGGAGTAACTGGTCTATTCAAACGATTTATATATGGGAATATTGTGTAATAAAGATAGTCGGTTTCATTACGCCGTTCATTCACAGGAACTCTTCTATTAGTAGAATTTGTATTGCTCGCCAATAAATGAATTGTTTGTAATATTAATCGCATATTATCTTGATAATCTCTTATGTTTGTGTTGTATGAGTAAACAACTTCTCTAAGAAGAGCGATTATTTCTTCATTATCGTTGGTTCTTCCCGTTCTTGTTCTTGACGCATTGCTTCTATTTCGGTTATTGTTTTGGAGTCTAGTTAACTCTTGTAATAATCTGGATAGTTCATCTTGTCCACCAAATCCGTTAAAACCGTTAAAGGTGTTATCCATCTATCTGAATAATATAAAGATAATTATCTATATATTCTTATAGAACAATTATTAATTAAAATGGATTTGTCAAAATACAAAGACAAAGGGAAGATAGGATTAGAAAACCTGGGGAATACATGTTTTTTAAATTCCTGTATGCAAGTTCTAAATCATACCTATGAATTAAACAATTTTTTGGATTCTGAGAAACATAAACGCAATTTTAAAGAGGATTTGCCAGATGCAAATATATTGATTGAATGGGATGATTTACGTAAGGTTATGTGGAGCGGCAATGGTATCGTTAGCCCTAATCGGTTTGTTCATAATGTTCACAAGATTGCTAGCATTAAAGGTCGCGATATATTTACTGGTTGGGCACAAAACGATATGTCTGAATTTTTATTGTTTTTTATGGATTGTTTGCACAATAGCATTTCACGAGGTGTAAATATGAAAGTTTCAGGGAACCCTGAGAATAATGTAGATAAGTTGGCAATTGCTTCATATAATATGTTAAAAACTACATATTCAAAGGAATATTCTGAAATTATGGATATATTTTATGGAATCTATGTTTCTGAAATAGTGTCTATTAATGGCTTAGTTCAACATGTTATGAAACCAGAAAGCTATTTCATATTAGATCTACCTATATTAGATTCTGGCAAGTTAGCTGGTAACATATACGACTGTTTTAATTTTTATACTAATCCTGAGATTTTAGAGGGAGACAATGCGTGGTATAATGAAAAAACGAAGACAAAAGAAGGCATTAAGAAACAAATATCATTTTTTAGTTTCCCCAAAGTGTTGGTCATCACTTTAAAAAGATTTAGTCCAGATGGTCAAAGTAAACTAAATTCATTGGTAAAATTCCCTTTAGAAAATCTAGACCTATCACCTTATGTCCGTGGTTATAATAAGGATTCTTATAAATACGATCTATTTGGGGTTTGTAATCATATGGGTGGTGTAATGGGAGGACACTATACGGCATTTGTTCGCAATTCAGAGAACCAATGGTTACATTGCAATGACAGGAATGTAGACGTTGTGCAAAATCCAGAAGCAATTATTGCCCCAATGGCATACTGTTTATTTTATCGTAAAAAAAATAACTTGGTATAATATAATAAACATAATATGGATAGCCAATTAATACCTCCCAATTATAATGTAAATGAAAACTTTGATACAAGCCAAGTTAAAGAATACAATGTAAATGATGACGTAAACACATACGAGGGATTATTTTTTTATATTTTTAACAAGTCCAATATAATTATGCTTTTGTGGTTTTTAGCAATATATTTTGTTGCGTATTTTGTGTTGGGATTTTTATTTAATAAAAACGAGGACGTCTCTAATTATCAGTTAAGATTCAGTCGTACTATTGATATTATTGGTTTGTTATGTGTTTTAATAATTATTATAACTACGTATGCCAGTTATTCAACCGAAAAGAAAAAATCATTGGTTCAAAATATATTTAACAGCACTTCCGACTTCGTAAATGACCCCGTTTCCATATTTTCAATGGGATTATTTCTTGTTTGTTTCTACATTGTAGTTTACTTATTCAGGTTGCCTATGGATAGAGAAACAAAACCAGTTGTAGTATCTATGGTAGAAACAGGTGCATGGTTATTATTTGTAATTATTGTATTCGCCGATTTTTTTAAATACGTTCTTGGTGTATCCTTAACTGATGGAATTTCCAATTTATTAAATTGGAATTCATTGCCAGATTATGGACCTGCACCAAAACCATATTATGGTAATGTCAAAACTTACGGTAATGTTACTGTAGCCGCTACTGGAAACACAGCCGTGTTTGGAAACGTATTGTTCTCTCAACCTGTTCAAAAAGATGAGGTGTTTAATATTTCTAATAATTTATACACTTATGATGACGCTCAAGCTATTTGCAAAGCGTATGGTGCTAAATTAGCGAATTATGACCAGATAGAAGATTCATATAAGAAAGGAGCTGAATGGTGTAATTATGGTTGGTCATCAAATCAAATGGCATTCTTTCCTACACAAAAGTCAACATGGTCTGCATTGCAAGAAACAGATAATAATAAAAATGATTGTGGTCGTCCAGGTGTGAATGGAGGATTTTTCGCTAATCCCTATCTTAAGTTTGGTGTAAACTGCTTCGGTAAAAAACCTAAGGCATCTGATGATGAGCTTGCTCGTATGAAAGAGTTAAATAATAAGATATATCCTAAGAAACCAAAGGATTCTATTATTGATAGAAAAGTGGAATTCTGGAAGGAGAATGCGGACAAATTGTTAGTATTGAATTCTTTTAATAAAAATGATTGGTCAGAATTTTAATAGTTTATATTACAATAAATATGTAATATAAAATTCTTTATGCTTTCTTTGTCTTACTGTTTTTAGGCTTATAGTATTTCTTTCTTGTCCCCGAATATGGTTTTACTGTAGATACTGACCCCAATAATTTATCAAATAATTGGTCATCCATAATTGAGAATTTATTGAATTTCGGGAGAACAACATCATGTGAGAAAATAGTAGGCTCTAAATATAATCCTGCTGGTATTCCTAATTCATCAAAACGACTAGTTCCACCTTCTATTGTTCCTCCTAAAATCATGCGCTTATTATTTTCTTTTATTAAATGCTGGCGCATAGGGAAAACAGCAGATACAATATCATTATTCGCATCTTTAATAAATTCATATTCTGATACTAATGACGTAGTCATATTTTCCATTCTATATATTATTGTGTTATTTATTTGTGGTATGTTCTCCTAATTTCAGGGAAAGTTGTTATTTCGCGGTTTTCTTTTAAATATTGCACCACATATTCTAATTGTTCTTTATCTTGAATAATATTTGCCAGGGTTTTTTCTATGTATCCAAATGTAAGCGGTGAATATTCTTTTTTTTCATAGAGCCGTATTTCTCCATCACTTAGTTTAATCTTTTCGTTATTTGATTCCGACATATACGTTGTAATTTTTTCAGATAGTTCATGTTTCATATCACGCATTTTTCTTGTTTTCTCATTTACTATTTTAAGTTGACTATCCAGGGTTGCCCATTTCTTAACATCTTCAATAAATTGCGCTTTTGGATTTACTGTAATTTCATTGCTCATAATATATAGTGTAAATATATAATGAATAAATTTAGAAAACACATTACTAAAAGGAGAAAGTTATTGAATAAAAAGAAGCGTATTCATCGTAGGACTGTTAAGAAAATAAAAGGTGGCATAGACCTTTATAAAACACTTGTTGGTTTGTTGATATTGGCAAACGGAACTGAAGCTTTTCAAAATAAACCACCTATTAGTCGTGGACTACAAACGTCTTCATATGGTTCAAATAGTATAACTCCAAACATACGGACTAGTTCAAATAGAGATAGACTACCTCCCAGAGGACCAACCATGCTACATTTAAAAATTGATGATTCGTCGGGTGACCCTAAACAACTTACTGAACAACAATTAGATGAAATCGCAGAAAAAAATATTGGAAATAAAATAAAACAAGGTGCTTTGGAAGATTATGTTACAGCTAAAACTAAAGACGTATTAGGAAAAGGAGTAGACATGTTATTTGCTGAGCCAGTTGAAGAAATTGTTCGTGATATTAAAAATGGAAAAAACAATCCAGATGCAGAAAAATTAATTAATGCAGTAAGGCAACAAATTGGATAGGTATTTATATTTATTTATAAACATAAATATAAATAAATCTAGCGTCTACCTCTGCGATTGCTGCGTCTGCGATGGCGACGAGACTTTCTCATTGAGAAACGAGGGAATCCAGGTAATCTGCGCTTAGCCATAATGTTTCTTGTGTAAATTAAAGCAGCAGGAACAGCCACATCAGTGATAATTCCACCACCATTGTATTCAGCAGGAGCTAAATCAGCACCACCTGTCACTATAGCAGGGGATAAAGGAGCACCCCCCTTAACTACAGCAGGTACAACAACTGAGCCATTGCTCATTGCAATAGTATGGTTAGTTGCGCTAACAGGGTGTTGTTGTCCGATTCCACCGTATGTGCTTATAGCATGGTCAGCAGCTCCATCACCACCCATTATCATCATTTTAGAACTGCGGCGTCTATGGACACGTCTTCTTGAATGTCTTCCTTTGGCCATTATAATATCTATTCACATTTTATTTTTTGAGTGCATGAACCACCAATTTTGCTAAAATTCATAAGTTGGCCAGACACCCTTAATAATAGAACTAATATTGCTAAAATAATAAAAAATAAAAATAGGTTATAAAAACACAATAACCACAAATATAAATAAACTTCATTATAAACTATATTAGCCAAGGGCTTTAATATCTCCTTCATATCCTTACGAGTATCTTCATTTTGAAAGAATTCTATACAGGTATCACGAATGCTTTTCATAACATAACTAAAAAATTATCATAGAATAATGCAAACAAATAAACGTATTGACTTTTATTTACAATTGCAATTACAATGATTAATTTATTGAATTAATATATAATGAATATTAATATTGTATTGGGTTATTCACTACAGATTTTTCATGTATTGTTATGTATATTTGCATTAGTAGCGCCTTATTTAACAAACAATAATTTGTATTTGAGTATTTTAATATTCTATTATGCAATGGTTTTAACAATATGGCATGTAAATGGAAGGTGTTTTTTAACTGATATTGAAAATCATCTTAAAGGTGAAAAGGATTCAAAACAATCTTTTGTAACAAATCTATTTACTAACATATTAGGAAGCTATACAAAAACAATGTTCTCATC